ATGTCAGACTCAAGCTGTTCGATGTATGCAGCTATCGGTTCAATCCGAATCCCCTGATTATTTGCATCCATTAAGATACGGCTCACATCTTGTCGTTGTTCGCTTCCATATCGGTCACTCATCTTCAGTCTCCAATGCTGCTTTGAATGCGATATACGTTGTGCGTGGCATTTCAATATATTTTATGTACCCGCCCTGTTCTAAGCCATCCCTGACCGAGTGAGTATTTCGTGAGTTTGCTATAACAGGCACACATTCGGCAAATAAACCACGAACACGCTCAATGGTTGCTTTTAATTCCTGTATGCGGTCTGCCATTAGCACACGATCTTGGATTGCCATTTCATACGAATCACTCACATGATGGTCATATCTGGCGCGTTCCATTGCTTGCCTGAATCTTCTATCACTCATCGTCTTCTCCAGTTGCTTGAAAATGTGGGGCAGCATTGCGCCACCCCACGATTGTTAACCGCGATAGAAGTCTGCTGGATCGGGACCACCACCTGCTGCGTACCGGTAGGTGTGTGCCAGGTTGATCAGGTAATCAACGTACATACCAACCAATGCTTCCGAGTTGTTCTTTGGGTTCACACCCATGATAGGTGTGGCATGACCTTCCAGTGGATTCACTTCCTGCGGATTACCCCACTCACCAATGTCTGGATAGAACGGTCTGAACCGCATACCCCTTAGAATGCTTGTGGCGTAGGCAAAGTGGAACCCATCCTGGTTGTAATTCATGGTCAGGATTCGTCTTTGGTCCTCGGTGTACTCAAAGTCTGGAACAAAGATTGCGAAATGAGTTGCTGCTTCTGCTGCTGCCCTGGCAGAGTAGCTGTCACCCTGTGCGAGGTTGGCAACGAACAGATCGATTGTCCGGTGTCCGACACAACCATGCTCATCAGGTGCAGTCCAGCCACCCTCAAAGTAAAGCGATTCATCCAACTTCGGTAGGCTATCTTCAGGAATTTCCTGTGCCAGGTTGATGACCTGACCATCGTGCTCAATAATTAAACTTAATACTTTAGTACCCATGTTGCTCTCCATGTGGTTTCGGTTGTAGCACCCTGCCTGAGCAGGAGAATAGATTGCGAGTCGTACTCAGTCCACTACAGGCAAGATGCTCCACAGAAACCCCTGCCGAAGCAGGGGAGGGGTGGCGAAACTAAAAAGGTATATCGTCATCCTTGAAATCTTCTTCTGGTGCAGGTTTGGGTTTCCTGAAACCTTCCTGCTTTGGTGCTGCGGGTTTGTCACCCTTGCCACCAAGCATCTGCATCTGGTTGGCAACCACCTCGGTGGTGTACTTGTCCTGACCGGACTGATCCTGCCACTTGCGGGTCTGTAGTTTGCCCTCAAAGTATGCCAGGGATCCCTTGAGCAGGTACTCGCCCATGATCTCAGCCAACTTCCCGAATGCAACGATGCGGTGCCACTCGGTCTTCTCGACCTTCTCACCTGATGTCTTGTCGCGCCAGGACTCGGACGTTGCCAGGGCAAGGGTGGTGATTGCCTTACCGTCTGCTGTATACCGGACCTCTGGATCCTTACCCAGGTGTCCCACTAAAATTACTTTGTTCACTCCAGTTGCCATATCTATTCCTTCATCTTCAGTTTAAGTTTTTGCACAATCTCTTCAACCTCTTTGTCTGCCGTAATACAGGCTTCCTCAAGTTTGGTGATCATGTCTTCATCACGCTCGATACGGTAGGTGGCACCCTGTGCTCCAACAGGGAACCTGGGATCCCAACTGACCGCATCGACCCATGATCTACCGGCAACCCACAACTGTCCCTGTAGTTGCCATTTGTACTCTACAGTATGTGCTCCAGTGAGCAATGCTTGCAAATGCTTGTCCTGGGCAGATGGACACTTGAACTCCACCATGCCATCGTCACCAACCATACCGTCCGGTGAGCAACTGACGAAGTCGTACTTGGGGTGCTGAATGAATGCCACCTCTTCGACTGCGACCATGTTGGCATCTTCGTATGCTTCCCTGGCAAGTGGTTCCAGATCGATACCACGTTGCATTGCTGCATTGCAGTATGTCTCCATGCAGGTGCCGGTGATGCGCTCGACTGCGAGTGTGGTGATCAGGTTCTTCCTGGAAGTAGATGGACCCGATTTGGTCATTGCCATTAGGCTTTTGAATCTGGATCCGGTGAACTTACCGGCACGTTTCTCAAACCATTCTGCTGTTCTCTGTTCCATTACTTTGCTGCCTTTAGTTTGCCGATTAAGTCCTGTGCCTGACGTTTGCTTAATTTCCATTTGCGTTTTTCAAGCCAGGTATTAGTGGACTCTGGAATATGACCTGCATCGGCATATTCCTGGATGGTTACCATCTGCTTATCAGTTGCCATTTCGACAGGTTCCTGATGACCAGGTGACTCTGCATCTGGGTCGATCAGTTCCTCGGTAGGGATCATGAATATCTGCATGAGAGCATACTTGTGGGCAACTGCCATTGCCTTGTTGGATGCCTTGTCACCGGAGTCCATGCCTTCACCCTGTACGGATGTCGTAACAGATGAACCGTCTGCTGCGTGGAAGGTGTATTCCATTTGAAGGATGGCAACGTACATTACGCCACCGGCATTGGTCGGTCTCTCGTGACGTTCAGTGCTGATGATCTTTGGTGTGGTGAAGATGCCATGCTTGACCATCAAGGGGTGCAGTCTGTTGTAGACCTGGTCGATGCCTCGGTAGTCGAAACCTTGTGACTTGTTGCGTTCTGATTTGTAGATTGCTCCGACCTCTTCCATTACGGAAAGGATCGCAGAGTTAATCTGGGGTGCTGTATCGTTCATGATTGTCGTTGCTCCAGTTGATTGGTGGTGATTGAATCTGGGTGTTTTTCTGAGTAGACGGTGACGCAAAATTCCACACCTTCATTGTCAGTGTAGGTGGTGGCTGTAGTGTAGCGAACATTTTCACCTTCAATCCAAACGGTGACTCTCCGGTCTATCTGTGTAACTCTCATTAAGTCCATGCTGTTCATCGTGCTCTCCAGTTGTTCAAATTAAATAGTATCAGTGTCCGTTCTCAATCAGTGAGAATCAGATGTTAGCCAGTTGCTTCAGGCAAGACGCAAGACGCACCCTGACCGACCCACCGGTATTGCCGGCAAGGTGGTAAGCGGTTTCTGTTGGGTGTCCCATCTTGAGCAGATAAGCAGAGACCACCTGGAAGGTGAACCCCTCATGTGCAGCAGGGATCCCATCCCAGAATACAGTGGGGTGCTGTGTTGGAATAGAAGTAACACGCATGATCTCGGATAGTGCTTCTGTATCGATAGGTTTTTTGCTTGGCATTTCATTCCTCGGTGGGCAAATGTTGTTGAGTATGCCCTCAAATATGGGGTGGGTGGGTGGGTTCATGTCCAGTAGTCTCCGGTTGGTTGTATCCAAACTGCGTGTGTTATATCTAAATTGGGGTGAACCATTACGGCAGTAACCCCATCCATACGCTTAAACACCCAACCGCAAGATTGGTGTTCGGAGATGACTTCCATTTGTTTCTTTGGTAGTGACAGGGATTCTAATGTTTCGGTGGTCATGCAAATCTCCAGTTGATGATCTTAGTATAGTTCATGAATCATGTTGCATCAAGAAGTTTATTACGGTACTGTTAACACTCATTATATGGAGAGCAAACGTGGACATAGACCAGGTAAGAAAAAACATTCGGTACGCAATGAGTCTCAGGGAGATCACCCTACGCAAGGCAGCAGCAGATGCAGGGTTCACTGAGCGTATGCTGCATATGTTCCTGTCCGGTAAGTGCGACCTGACCGTCACCAAGTTCCTTAACCTGTGCGAGGCAATCGGGATCTCGGCAGACAAGATGATTACCCTGGGTGCAAAGTGAAACGAATCAACAAGCAATACAGGAAACCTGGTGAGAAGAACACGCTCATGCAGTGGATAGGTGGAGTTGGTGTGGTGATAATCTTGCTATCAATTATTGCTGTGGGACTTGCCACCGAGTTTGGAAAATTCCTGGCATTGTGGAAGTACATATTCTCATGAGCATCCAAATGGCAGTAATGATCCTGCTTCAGTTCGTGCTCTCCATCGTGGGGTTCGGTCTCGGACTATTCGCATTGATCATCGGTATCCGGTGGTTGATCGACAGGACTACGTCATGAGTTTCCGGTCAATCCAGGAAGACTACCTGGATCCAGACAAGCACCTATGGCCCGAAGATATCCAGCCACCCAGGTGCAGGTGCGGTGCGTTCCTGAAGTTTGATCCTGATGGTCACATCCACTGGCGGGAAACGACAATGGAAGAACAACTGGATGGGCCTGATATCAAGGTCATCAACGATGGAACAGTTTTGATCAGGATCTGCACCAGGTGCAAGCATGAAAATTCCGAAGCTGCATAAACAAAAACCCACCGAAGTGGGTCTTGTTTGTACTCGTTTGACGTTTGGAGTCTCTGCGAGTACGATTGTCATATCACCGACATTCCGATTATCGCACGAAATATCACCGGAATGCCAATGATCAGGTCCGATGCACCCAAAGTAGTTGCCTCGATTGTGGCAGAACATCAAGAAAGCAATCATGCAGAACAAATGCGTTATCAAACCCAGGCTATGACCAACCCCTGTCAACCTGGTCGGTGGGAACCTTCGATGGTTCGACCAAACGGATTGTCTAGTACGGTGACTGACCACCGGAAAGAGGGGGAGGTGAATCTAACAACTGGAGAATGATGTGGTAACCAACTGGAGAATGGTTCGGAAGGTAAGAACAAAATTACCTACAACTGAGTTGTTCTTTAGGCATGTTGATGTCACTAAAGATTCAGCAGAGTGTTGGAACTGGACAGGGGCTATCGGTCAGGGGGGTTACGGAAAGTTTAAATACAAAGGGAAGAACGTAGGAGCACATAGGGTTTCATGGTTGCTCCATTACAATAAGAAAATTCCCAAAGGAACACAGGTGCGACACAATTGCCACAGTGCTAAATGTGTCAACCCAAGACATCTATATCTTATCTAACAACTGGAGAACACCATGAATGACAACCCAACAATTAAGGTAGGAACATTTGTAGACATCCATTGGGAATACATTACATCTGAATTTGGGTGCAGGGTCTTATCCACACCCGCAGCAACCGGAGACTGTTGGCAGTTAGAACTTGCTAACGGTAAACCCATGAACGTGCAGACGTTTGCAAAGATGGTTGAGTCGGGCGGGAGTCAACGATGAACCAGACAGGAATGTTTGAAATGTCCCAACACCAAAAAGCAGAACCAATGATCAACTTCGTGAACGATGCACTCTTCACCGAGTTCTGGGAACTGTACCCAAAACGTAAACCATCCAACCCCAAGCAGAAGGCAATTAAAGCCTGGAACAAACGAATCAAGGATGGTCATACCCCTGACCAGATGATTGCCGGTCTGAAGGCATACGCTGCGACCTGCGGTGAAATCATTGGCACACCTTACGTGATGATGGCAGCAACCTTCCTCGGACCTGACCTGCACTTCCTGGAAGAGTACGAAGTCTTTGTGGAAGAGTTCAAGTTGCCGGCAGATGACAATGAGTTGATCGAGTACGGAACCGAGAAGGGATATCCACCCAGACCAGGGGAATCGTTCTGGGATTACCGAGGCAGACTGATGGGGTTGTTGTCATGATTGAGGTTCTTATATCAGACGCTGATTATCGGTTAGCACAGACTGCTGCAATGATTCGTCACAACCAGGACAAGGAATATAAAACTAGCAAACCACTGTCAGATGACTATCAATTGGTTGGGTGTCTGGGAGAGATTGCTTTTGCATGTGCGTTTGGGTTTGCATGGGATTCATCCAACAAACCAATGGGTGATGGGGGGGTGGACTTCTCAGAGCACACCATGACGGTGGACGTAAAGTCAGCAAGAATACCCAAGTGGCTATTTTATGGGCTCAACAAAAAACCACCCACAGTTATAGTTTTGGCAAAGGTTCATACAGGAAACCGAAGGGTTCAGTTTGTTGGGTGGGAGTATGGTGATCAGGTTATGGAAGCACCAGTTGGAGACATGACAGGGCAAGGAATACAGCACCACTATATTCTCTCATCAGAGTTGCGCGACATGGATCAGTTCAGAGGCAAGTTGCGGACGTACAGAGACAGGGTGGGTGCGCTATGAAAAACAGACACTACCTCGATTGGGTCCGAGAGCAACCATGCGTAGTCTGCCAGAACGACACCGGTTGTGACCCACACCATGCAATCGGCATTCACGGCACTGGCAAGACCGGTGGCAAGATAGGATCAGATTACGAGGCATTCCCTCTGTGCCACATCGACCAGGGTGACCTGCACTCGCACACTGAACTCCACAAGCATGGGGTCAGGCAGTGGGAGCGCATCTACGGATCGCAGTGGAAGTTCATTGTGAAGACACTGCTTCGTGCCATCTTCCAGGGCAGGTTGGTGTTCAAGTGAGAAGCAAAAGAATTGGCATATACGATGTTGATAGCAAGATCCCAAACCTTGCACTGATGAAACTATCTGCCTTCCACAAGGCAAAAGGTGACTCAGTTGAAATGTACTCACCCTTATTCATTGATTCATATGACCTGATATATGCCTCGAAAGTATTCGACTTCTCAGGTGGTGAACTCATACGACCAGACAAAATGATTGTTGGTGGCACTGGTTGGGATATGCACAAAGCATTGCCACCGGAGATCGAGGATCTGGTGCCTGACTACTCTCTGTATGGATACCCGCACAACATCGGATTTACCATGAGAGGATGTCGCTTGCGGTGTTCGTTTTGCGTAGTACCGGAGAAGGAAGGGAAACCAACACCAAACAGCACTATTGCTGAGATATGGTCACAGAGAGATTCAGACTTTGTGGTGCTGTTGGATAATGACTTCTTTGGGAATCCTCTTTGGTCTGACCGCATCAAAGAACTGCAAGACCTCAAGTTAAAAGTGAACTTCAACCAGGGACTGAACATCAGAAACCTGAAACCGGAACAGGCAGAGGCAGTAGCAAGCGTAAATTACAGAAACCTGAACAATACCGACAAGCAGATACACTTTGCATGGGATGATCCTCGGCATGAAAAACTCATACACAAGGGTATAGCCAAGTGTGTAGATGCGGGGATCCCGACAGGCAACATGGCATTTTATGTTTTGATTGGATACCACTCAACCGAAGCAGAAGACCTGCATAGAGTTAATGTTCTGCGTGACTATGGATGTGACCCATATGTCATGCCGTACAAAAAAGAAGATCCGTACCAGAAACGATTTGCTCGGTGGGTTAATCACAGGGCAATTTTCAATAGTGTTGATTGGGAAGATTATCAGGTGGGGGTCCACAAACAACCAGAAGATGTAAACCAGATAAGGATGTTCACATGAATAAGATAATCATGCGAAGAGTACCATCGGGACTGTCACCAACAGATGACCGCAATTGGGAGAAGTTGGTAGGCAACCGAATCAAGATGGGTGATGAGGTAATGTGCGAGATCAAGGTTCCTCGCAACCTTCCGTTCCTGAAGAAGTACATGACCATGCTCCACACTGCATTCGATATGCAGGATGAGTTTGAGAACTTTGAGCACTGGAGGGCAGCAGTTCAAATCGCAGCAGGACACTGTGAGACCATCGTCACCGAGGGTGGCAAGGTGATCTACATCCCGAAGTCTGTGTCGTTTGCCAATTGTGAAGAGGCAACATTCGACAAGGTGTACCAGGCTGCACTCACAGCAATCTGCAAACACTGGATCCACGAGGATGCAGAGCAGTTGAATATGATCCTGGAGTACACGTAATGACCTGGTCACCGGTTCTGTTTGCATCTGACTGTGATGACTGCCCATGTTGCGGTGAACCATTCTGCGCTAAATGCTTTACACATTATGCTGACTGCTCGTGCATCGGACCGACCCAGGATGATGCAGAATATTCTGAAGATGGAACAATGGCAAGACTCATAGATGAATGAGACATGCATACGACAATCGCACCGATTCCAACCAGGCAGAGATCGTCAGGTCTCTCAAACGTATTCCAGGTCTGGGAGTTGTGGTTCTAGACAATCTCGGTGCGGGATTCGGAGATATTTTGGTCTGGTGGAAGCAATATCACCTCATTGAGATCAAAACCTCAACTGGCAAGTTGAATAAAAAGCAGGTGGAAAGAAGCGAAACCTGGCCTGGTCCAATGCCAGTTGCCAGGTCTCTTGATGAAGTGCTGAAGATTATTGGTCTTGCAAACCCTGGTTTGTAGAGAAGTCATGCACCCACCTATCGCCATGAGTGTAAGTGATATCGCAACTTTCTTTCCTGTCACGGTGGGCTGCCCTGTGCCTGGTGATCCCCAACCAGTGGAAAGCCTTTTCACAGGTGTGGCAATAGCAGTTTTTTGCCCTGGTCACTTTCCGCTTAGTGGTCATTCGACCACGTTCCCATTTGAGTCATAGCAAACCAGGTCAACGATATCGATCACGACTTTCATCTTCTCACCATCACGAAACCACCAACCGTTGACTACGTCCCTGGTGTGTTTTTCCCAGATCGGTACGTATGGCAGTCCGAGGTAAGAGTAGGTGTACCGTTGCCGGTTCATTGACACCTCAAACGCAATCAGTTGCTTGTGGAAGTCGATCAGTTGATCAGCTAACTCAATCGATGCGTCAACTACAGCCTGGGAGCAGTCGGGATCCTGCGAGATAATCTCTTCAGTCATCCGTACTTTGGTTTCAAATGATGGTGGCACGTACACCTCTTCGTGGTTGAAAAGCATGTGACACTCGCAGCACTCGGTGAAGTATCGGAGATCCGGTTCCTGACCGTGACCAGGTGCTGCCGGTGTGTGTTCGTGTTTACCTTCATGACCGCACTTGGTGCATTGGGCATCTATGAAATATGACATTCTATTCTCCAGTTGTTTAAAGAAGTGGTATGTATGAAGTATAGTTCCTTTTCAGCAGAATGCAACCCCTAATGTGAAAAAAGATTCCTGAACGATAATTTGCGATGCCCTGCACCAGGTAGTAAACTGGTTTCGTCAAATGACCAACGAGACGATTTTGACATTCGTGCGGGGTCAGTCGGTTTCCTTCCAGTTGTCCGTCTGACCCTGCATCTTAACTGGAGCACATTGTGGAACAAGGGCAACATGGAACAGTCATACCCATTGGGAAGATGCAAAATTGCAATATCCATGACCCACAGACAGTGTTGGAGCGAACAGCTAAACAGTTCGATGCTCTATCCACACTGACCGAGGATGAACTACAGGCTATCTGCCATGCGGTAGGTGACACCGGAATCCCTCACGCTGTAAATCGGCTTCACGCACACTGGACTCGGATTCTCATTCAGAGACTCCAGGACGATGTACTGTGAACAAAGCAGATGTCATCCTGGCTGAACGCAAGGTCAAGGCACAACGCAAGATCGCACTGGATCGCATGATCAAGAACAACGAAGTACCACTGGACATATGCCACCAGGCACTGAGACAGATGTTCCACAGACGGACACTGACACTCGCAGTCCACTACTCACTTGCTGCACACCAGGATTACCGGTCATGAGCAACGGATACCCATCACCACCTGCTTCCAGATGGTCCAAGAGACGAATGGACATCACTCCAGAAGAGTACGCTGATAGGTTCAAGAAGATATTCCCAGATGAGAAGGACGAAGTTAAAAGCACGAATAAAAGTTCCGGTGTTAAGAGGGGTAAAGAATGAACTCAAATACACGAACAAATCTTCGTATGTTCTTATGTAAATCATGAGTAACGTCAATCACAAGAGTGCAAAAGAAAGAATTGCCGAAAGAATCAAGACCGGTCAGATCATGGGCAGACTCCAGGACTTCTTTATGGGGCTGTCTGAGAAGATGGATTGCCCTCACTGTAAGGAAGAGATTGTACCGAAGGTGAAGTTGTCGGCAGTTCAAGCCAGGGTAGGTATTGCGCTTCTCGGTAAGACACTCCCCGACCTCAAGGCAGTCGAGAAGACCATCATCGAGAAGACCAAGAAAACCAAAGCAGACATATCTAACCAACTGCTGTCCCAGGGGTTCACTGAGAAGCAAGTAGAGGAACTGTGGCAGAAGGCAGCAAAACAGACTCATCACTGATCGATGCTGTCCTGGAACTGGCAGAGACTCGGCTTGATGTCATAGAACACGCAAGGGACAACCGCAGGTCGTTTCCACCTGAGTGGTACGATTGGCAGAGAGAAGGGTTCGACTCTCATGACTCGCACATAATGACGATGGCAGGTAACCAGACCGGCAAGACCTGGTCCGAGGGTTACCACTTCGCATGTGACATCACCGGTGACTACCCAGACGATTGGAAGGGATTCAAGTTCGACCACCAACTTGATACCACTGTCCTGGGCGTAGACAACACCCAACTCATAGACGTTACCCAGAAGGCACTGTTCGGTGACCTGGATCCAGTTACACGCAAGTTCTCTGGTGGATGGGTTCACCCTGATGAGATCGATCACGTTGACCCATCACAACAGAAGGGATTGGCACGTAAGGTGTACGTCAAGTCCAGGTTCGGAACATCTGCTGTTGCACTCAGGGCATACACCCAGGCCAAGACCGGTCAATCAACCCTGTCGTTTGCCGGCACCATTAAAGATTTGATATGGGCAGATGAGTGTCCACCAGATGAAATGGTTGGGCAGTTATACATGCGTACCATGAACGGCAACCGAGGCAAGGGTGGCAGGATCCGGTTCACGATGACACCGGAGTTGGGGCAGACAGACCTGGTCACCTCATTCATGGAAGACCTGCAACCAGGGCAGTTGCTGATCGGACCCATCGATTGGGATGACTGTACACACCTGACACCGGAGAAACAGGCACTGATACTGTCCGGTATCCCAGAGCATGAGCACGATATGCGGAAGAGTGGCAAACCATTCTTTGGCAGTGGTCTTGTCTATCCGATTGCCGAGAACAGAATCAGATGTGATCCATTCGACATTTCACCTTACACCTGGTGGACTGTCATCCGAGCAATTGACCTGGGTATCTCAACCAATGCCTCGGTGTGGCTTGCCTACGATCCAGAGCAGGACATCGTGTACGTGGTGAGGGCAGAGGCAGAGAAGGGGCAGGTGATCTCTGAACATGCCCTGGCAACCAACAAGATGTGGTCTCACGCTCCATGCGTGTTCCCTCATGACATCGAGAACCGTGAGAAGAACTCTGGGAAGACTGCCAGGATCCTGTACGGTGAATCAGGACTCAAGCATGGTGTGGACTTCAAGAACGTAGATGGCAGTATCCACGTTGAACCAGGTGTCATGCTGATCTATGAGCGCATGAAGGCAGGTCGATTTAAGGTGTTCAGTGATGCCACTGCATTCTGGAGGGAGTTCAGGATGTACCACCGCAAGGATGGCAAGATTGTGAAGAAGAACGACCACGTAATGGATGCGATGCGACAAGGGTGTATAATGATTCCCCGATACGGTAAGCAAATTATTCCCAGAGTTCGCATACGCAAAGTGAACAAGGCAATGGCATGAAACTTCAAGACATATCGGACAAGTGGCATTCATACAGCAAACTCACCAGGTGGAAGGCAATTGCTGCCGTTCTGGTCGTTGTGCTGTTCGTAGTAATCGTAAAGATCAACGGAGGCTAACATGCCATATGATCCCTGGATTGATGGTAATCACGGACTCGGAATTGACGGTAAGCATTAGGAGAACGTAATGGTAAAGAAAGTCGCAAAGAAGAAGGTAACGAAGAAGGTTGCCAAGAAGACCGCAGTCAAACGAATGGATCCCGCAAAGATGCACAAGCTATCTGATCGAGATCCAGACCGACCAAACTACTCGCGTGGTGGTAAGTGGTTGGGACCGGCAAAAACCTAAAGGGGCAAGTCATGGATGGTGCATTGATCGTCAGCAGGTTCGACCAGAATGAATCTGACCGCAAGACACTGGATGGAACACTTCAGTTGGTTGAACGATTTGTCATGCCATACCGAGATGACTTCTACAGTGACCTGAACACCGAGTCAGAGGTCAACTGGCGTAGACGTTCAATCTTTGACGGTACGGCAGTGAATGACTGCGAACAACTATCCAATGCCATTTCATCAAACGTGGCACCTGCTGCCATGAAGTGGTTCAACCTGACCTTCAGGGATGATGCGGTCAATGAAGACCAGGCAGCAAGAGAGTGGCTCGATGAGTGTGAGCGCATACTCTGGAAGACACTGCTTGAATCTGACTTCCATGCGGAGTTCAACAAGTCCACCCTGGACATCTGTGGGTTCGGTACCAATACCCTGCTGATGGAGGAAGAGGATGACATGGAGTGGAAGGGCATTGACTTCACTGCCACACCACTGATGGATGCCTACTACGAATTAGATTCAAGTGACAAGATTTCCAGGTCTTACTACCGCAAGAGGTGGACATCACTCCAGGCAATGGACAAGTTACCTGATGCTAACCTGAGTGATCTGACCAAAGATGATCCGATTGAGATGAAGAAAGATTACATCCTGTGCATCTACTATCGTGATGACCACGAGAAGATCGACACCAGCAAACCATTGGCACCTGAACGGAGACCGGTTGGTTACAAGTGGGTGTGCAGAACGTCAGGCACTGTGCTGAAGGAAGGTGGTTACTACTTCATGCCGGCAATGCGTAACATCTGGAAGGCAACAGCAGGTAGCAAGTACGGACACTCACCGGCAATGATCGCACTGTCGGACATCATGCAGTTGAATGAGTTTGTCGCACAGTTGTCCGAGGCATCAGCTAAGGCACTGGATCCAGCACTGTGGACTACTGAACGTGGGTTCATTGGTGATGTCGACCTGGCAGCAGGTGGTGTTACCGATGTAACGGACAAGGATGAGTTTGGTCTGATGCCTGAAGGATCCAACTTCGCAGCAGCAAACGTGGAGTTGAGCAGACTCCAGGAAGGCATCCACAGACACTTCAAGATCGACATGCTTGATCTCAAAGAGTCACCGGCAATGACTGCCACCGAGGTGATGGAGAGAAGGGATCGGCAACGTGAACAGTTCGGACCCACAGTTGGTGGTATCGAGGGATCCATCCTGGAACATGTGGTCGAGAACACGTTCTTCTCACTTGCAAGACATGCTCAGTTCCCTGAAGCACCGGACAGTGTTGGTGATGCTGAACTCGACATCGAGTACACCGGCAAGCTATCCAGGTTGATGCGGTCTGCTGAAGCAGATGCCACATCTGTGTGGGTCCAGGAAGGCATGGGCATGGCACAGATGATCCCAGACGTTCTTGACAACTATGACTTCGATGCAATCGTTACCGGTACCGGTGAGGCGCGAGGCATTCCCGCCAAGTACCGCAGAGATGCGGATAGCATTGAAGAGATACGCACTGCCAGGGCAGAGGCGCAGCAGAAACAAGCAGAGGCAGAGCAAGCCAAACTTGCCGGTGGTGCAGTCAAAGACATGGCAGCAGGTGCAAAAGACATGCAAGGGTTAGACATGGAGAACGCAACAGGAGAGGGTAGTGTTCAGTAGAGACCAGAACGTATTAAGTACAGATTTTGATCCAAAGAAGCAGGATAAGTTACGAGAGAAGGTGTCGAAGAACAACCTGCTGTTCTACAGATGTTTCTCAACCCCAGATGGTCAGAAGGTGTTAGCAATCCTCGATCAGATGACTGCGGGTAAGATCATCGACACAAACGTACACACATCAATTGCGAATGCTGCCAGGAGAGACCTGGTGGATACCATACGCATGTCGTGCAACAGAGGCTTACAGGAGTTAAGCAAATGACAGATTTCACAGATTCGTTACCGGAAGACATGAGGGGTAATGAAAGTTTATCCAAGTTCGCAGATACCGGTGCATTGGCAACGTCCTACCTGGAACTTGAAAAGAGAATGGGCAACTCACTGCGGATCCACTCAGATGAGATGGATGACGAACAGAAGACCGAGGTGTTCGCCAAGATCCAGAAGCATTACCCGCAGGTTATGTTGATGCCTGACCCAGACAAACCCTGGGGTGAGCAACCAGACGAGTTCAAGTCACTGTTCGGGATCCCTGAAGACAAGACCGGTTACAAGCCACCGGCAGATTTCAAGGGACTGCCAGATGATGTTCTTGCCGGCATCACAGACCTGGCATCACAAGCAGGGTTGAACCGCAAGCAGTGGGAGACCGTTGCAACCTGGTTCGCCAATGGCAATGAAGTACAGCAGGGCAACCTGCTTGAGGCATCTGAGGCAAACGAAGGAAGGGTCAAGGCAGTGCTCGGATTGTCGTATGACGAATCCAACAAGGGTGTCGAGTTGATGGCAAAGCAGTTCCAGGATGAGACGCATCCTATTGACCTGGAGGATCCAATGACCCAGGCAGCACTCAACAATCCCGCAATCAAACTTATGCTGAACAACATACGGAAGAACGCACTGTCCGGTGAGGCAGCAAATGGACTTATCTTGAAAGAAGGTGAACCGTCAAAGACTCCAGGTGAACTCAGAGATGAGTGGCACGACATGGAGAGATCGGAAGAGAACAGACTCTACATGAATGGTGAGTTGCCGAAAGAGAGGCGAATTGCCCATCATGACAAGCGTATGAAGATGCGTGAGGCAATGAACAAAACGCACTAAGCACGAACATTTGTTCGCGTATTAGAGGTGTGGTAATATTGTTTTGCAAATGACACATCTGTGTGGCAGAGGATAATCGGGAGACCGACCCAATCCAAAGCAGACAGGGTCTGGTAATCCAGGCAACCCTTGAGGTCAATTAAATTGAATCACAAGGAGACATTCAGATGTCCAATGCAACAGTCCACCAAGATTATATTGACGAATTTCAATCGCATGTTCGTCAACTCGCGCAACAGAAGTTCTCTCGATTACGTCATACCGTAGACCAGGACTCGGCTCAGTCTGAGACAGGTCGATGGACTCGTTTGAGTTCTGGAGACTCTGCTGCCAAGACTCGTAAGATGGCAACCCCTGAGACCGCACGTGTTTGGTCTACCAGGTTCGCTATTGCCACCCCATTCAACGATGCGGAAATCACTGAGTTGGAAGATCCATCCATGACCATCTCTGACCCAAACAGTCAGATCGTACAGTCATTGGGTATGAGCATGGGACGCAGGTTCGATGATGTAATCATTGCTGCTGCCACTGCTGCTGCCAACTCTTCCAACCGGACTATCGCAACCGGTGATACCAACCCTACAACCGTAGCATTCACTGCCGGTCAGACTGTTGGTGACTACACTGGTTACATTAGCTTCGATGAGATCACTGCCATTCAGGAAAAGTTCTTTGAGAATGACATCGATGTCAGTGTTCCGAAGTACGCAGTAGTAGGTCCGAAACAGGTTCGCAAACTTATGCAGTTGACTGAACAAACCAGTTCAGACTACGTGCGGTCTTCGCTTGACGAGTTGTCGGCAACAGGCATCACGCAGAACTGGATGGGATTCACCTGGATCATGTCTACTCGTTTGCTTGCACCAGCAGGTAACCAGTTGGACTGCCTGTTCTATACCAACCAGGCTATGGGTCTGCATACACCGCAGGATGTGCATTCTGAATGCATGAAAGATCCCGCACTGTCGTATGCGTGGAGACCTTATTGCCAGATCACAACCGGTGCAGTACGCATCGAGGATGAGCACATAGTTCGCTTCAAAGCTAACGACACTGCTCTGTAAGGCAACGCAGTAAACAGGGGGGAGCAAACGCTCCCCCTTCTTACTTGAGGAACTGAGTAATGGGTATTTCGATCAAGGCAACAAGCAACGACCAAACCAAACCTGACTACGTCCAGGCAACAGAAGCATTCGGTGCTCTGGTTGTAGCAGCAGGTGAGTGCAAGGTGTGGGTAGGCAGTACACCGGTCAACAAACTCGACATCATTGAGGGTTTGAGAATCTGCCAGAACGAACTCCGAGAACAAGGATACCCAGACCCAGGCGCAGGTGACGAAGTTGTCGCACTGTTCACGCCAGGTTTGGGTAGTCAGTTGGTCACAGTCACCAACCAGACAGCACTACCAACATTCGCTGAAACCAATGTTGCCATCTTAATTGGCGCAGGGTTCGGTGGACCTGCATCATCAGGGACGTTTGATGGACACATCACAAGGTTGATCGAGAAGTACCTGGAAGACGTACTGAAGACTGCATGATATGTCGAATGTCAATGACCTGAAGTTATCGGCACTGGAGATACTGACCGGAGACACCGGTCATATCAATGATCTCACGGTGACCTGGCTACTGACCGCAGTTTTATCTACTGTTGGTAACAACATAAACGACCTTTGGAGGCAACTGTTCCTGGAGAACGGTGCCACCTCTGAAGACTTCGATACTGCTGCCTATGAGTTCCTGTCCTTTCTGGGATTCACTACCGGTGATCTCGACCAGAGATGGTACGACTACTGGTTGGGTGGTGGTGGTGGAGGTGCTGCTGCTCTAAGGGATCGGGACGGTGACGCAATCTATGACCGTGACGGAAACATCATTAACACCAGGACATAAACATGAAACGAATTATTGTATTTATGAGTGCGTACATCCTCTCGATGGGGATAGCGGTTGCTGCTGACATATTCAACCTGACAGACACCTGGAACGCAGGTGGTACGACCTTCGATGCCATCAAGATGGTGATCACAGACACTGCGAGTGCTGCTGACTCCAGGATGCTCAACATCACCACATCTACCGGTGGCGTATATCAGGTGAACAAGGATGGCACGTTGACCATGACCGGCACTCAATACATTGCAGAGCAAGCTGATGCTTCTGCTGATGTCGCAGGGTATGGTCAGATATGGGTCAATACTGCTGTTCCAAATGAACTCTGGTTTACCGATGATGCCGGTACAGACGTTCAGTTGGGCATACCGGCAACTGCACACACACCAGAAGGTACGGCAGTCTTGTCTACCGGTGAGGTTGGTGCGGTTAAGTTCCTGCGAGAGGATGGAGACAATACGAGTTCGTGGCAAGCAGTGCCGGCAGAGACATTTACATCAGTAGTCCAGGACACCACACCGGTACTCGGTGGCGAACTAAGCAATGGTGGATTCGACTACGTAATGACCGAGGTTGCTGACCACTCAAGTACACCTGGCGCAGGATTTGGTTATCTCTGGACTCAGAGCACTGCACCATCAACCCTGATGTTCACTGACGATGCCGGTACAGATTTCGACCTGACTGCTGGTGGTGGGTGGAATGTTGAGGACACAACCAACGGTAACTACGGTCATGGTCTGACTGCTCTTGATTCCATCACTGTGGGGGTGGGGATTAACAATATTGCAATTGGTGAAAACGCAGGAACGGCATTAACCACCGGTGATGATAATGTGTTTATTGGTGATAATGCTGGAAGTGCCGTTAGCACGCGAGTCAAAAACGTGGGCATTGGCACAAACGCATTGAGCGCAAATAACGACATTCTTGGTCAGAATGTAGCTATAGGTTACATGGCTCTTTCGACCAATGCTGGAGGCGGGCAAAATGTTGCCATAGGAGCGGAGGCGGGCGAAAACGTAAGCTCAAACGGTAATGTTTTTATAGGGTATCAGTCAGGTGATGCCGTAAGTACTGGTTCAGGCAATACGCTAATAGGGTCTACCACCGACGTAGGGGCTACAAGTGACGATAACGCATTTGTTGGTAAGGGTTCTGGTGTGGGTGCCGGTGATGATAATGTAGGGCTGGGAGTGAACGCAGGTTCGGGGGCGGGTAGCAATAACACCAGCCTG